AATGACTGCGCCCCAGAACGCCAGCCTACTAACTAAGTTACTGTATAATTTAAACATAGCTAAAGCCTCCATTGTTAACGATAGTTAATGTTATACCAGCTAACAAGTTAATAATCAATTAAAATATATTGAAGTTAACATACTTAAGGTAGTAAGGTAGTTATATGACTGGTAAAACCTTAACTGATAAGCAAAAAGCATTTGTAGAAAACTTTAGTAAAACTGGCAACGCAACTAAGTCAGCGATCGCGTCAGGGTATAGTCCTGCTACTGCTGAACAGCAAGGCTATGAGTTAAAAAAGAAGCTCGCCACTGAGATAGATCACGCCACAAAACAGGTGTTAGCGTCATCAGTGCCACTGGCAATAGATAAGCTCCAAAGTCTAATAGTAGATGATAAGGTCAACGCGTCAGTCAAGCTGGGTGCAATCAACTCAATACTTGATAGAACTGGTTACCAAACTATACATAAAGTGGAAGATGTAACTAAGCATAAGAGTGATGATGAACTACAGCAAGAACTAAACCACCTCCTACAAAATATTAAGACCACTGAACACTGATCCAAGTGCCTTGATAATGGTGGCGCGCACACACCCACACGCGCCCAGCAAATTGCCAGCGCCCCAGCGCGCATATATATATAAAGTACGCGCACATATCTGACCCTAAATTTTGACCCCCCACCCCCCAAACAATATTTGTTTGCCATATTACAATGGATCAATCCGTACAGCGGTGGGCCTTTTTTAACATTAACATTTGTTAACGTGCTTGACATGGCTATAACGTTAAGTTAATCTACAAATATGGCTGATAAAGCGTGGAAACAACGAGAGCGGAAGGTTGCAGAGTTTTTTGGTGGCACAAGAACACCTTTATCTGGAGGTAATGGCAAAATTACACGCGCTGATGTCATACATGACGACTTATTTATAGAATGTAAGCTACGCGCCAAGCATACTGCTGTTACTTTGTGGGATGATACAAAACAATTAGCTGATTTAGAAAACAAAACACCTGTAATATGTCTTTGTGAAAAGAATCGCAAAGGTTTTTGGGTAATGGTACACAGTGATGACTTGGAAAAACTATGAATGATATAGAAAGAGCAGTAGAAATAGCCAGAGAGTTACAGTATCGCAAGGATACAAATCGCATGGCGTTCTATGAGCCTTACGAATACCAAAAAAAATTTCACAATGCAATTGCACAGCAGCGTTTGTTGATGGCAGGTAACAGAATCGGCAAATCTTTTTGCGGAGCAATGGAAATGGCGTTTCATTTAACAGGACAATATCCAGATTGGTGGAATGGCAGGCGTTTTAATCGGCCTATCAGAGCGTGGGCAGGTGGCGCGTCTAACGAAACGACTAGAGATATATGTCAAAAAGAATTAGTAGGGCAACCAGACGATCCATCTGCAAGAGGCACAGGAAGTATACCACTAAAATATATAGGAGAAACAGTGAGGAAAGCTGGAGTGCCAAATGCTATGAACAGTCTTGTTATAAAACACATAACAGGTGGCTGGTCTAGGTTGGCGTTCAAAGCATACGAGATGGGCAAAGAAAAATGGATGGGAGAAAGTCTTGATGTTATATGGCTAGACGAAGAGCCACCATCATCTATCTACACACAAAGTCTGACACGTACTGCCGACAAAGGTGGTATTGTTTACATGACTTTTACGCCAGAAAATGGTATGACAGAAACGGTAGCGCAGTTTGTTAATGATCTTCGGGATGGGCAAGCACTTATACAAGCTGGATGGGATGATGCACCACATATGACTGACACGGTGCGCGATCAAATACTTGCTGCGCTGCCACCACACGAACGTAAGATGCGTGAACAAGGCATACCACAATTAGGTAGTGGTCTTGTTTTTCCTTTGCCAGAATCACAGATGGTATGCGATCCAATAGAAATACCAACATACTGGCCTAGAATTTGTGGTATAGATTTTGGTTGGGATCACCCTACAGCTGCTGCGTGGATAGCGTGGGATAGAGATAGTGATATTATTTATATATACGACACTTATGCAATGTCGCAAGAAGCTGTACCTATACATGCTAGTGCCATAAAATCAAAAGGTAACTGGATACCTGTAATGTGGCCTATGGACGGTAGGCAAGCAGATAAAGGATCTGGTAAATCATTAACAGAACAATACAGATCTGAAGGCGTGAACATGACACGAGAACATTTTAGCAATCCACCACAGCAAGGACAAAAAGAAGGCAGTGGTGGTAACTCTGTTGAGGCAGGCGTACAGGAGATATACACGCGTTTAATGACAAATAGATTGAAAATTTTTAATAATCAGAGTAAATTATTAGAAGAGTTACGGATGTATCACCGTAAAGACGGTAAAATTGTAACAAAACATGATGATGTTATATCTGCAATGCGTTACGCGGTTATGTCTGTAAGAAAAGCTAGAATAAAAGATTACGAGCCTGTGCAATTAGAATCAGATAGTAGTTTTAACGTATTTATGTAGGAAAAAATGGGCGGCATAGCAAAAACAATAAATAGAGCTTTTGGTGGTAGTAGGCCAAAATCTGTTGCGCCAGTAGTACAGCAAGCAGCACAACCAACAACAACATCTGCAATGGCAACACCAAGTGCTGCTCCCATGGGATCTGGTTATGGTGGGCAAAGCACTATAATGACAAGTCCTAGAGGATTAGAGAATGAAGCTAATGTGGGAAGAACTGTGTTAGGTGGAGGATCACGAACTGAACGTAGGAGAATGATGTAATGATGAAAAAGAAAAAAGTTAAAACAATAAAAAAAGTTATTAAAGGTTTAAAAAAAGCGTCTGCATCACACAAAAAACAAGCAAAGACATTAAGCAAAGCAATTAAATGATTGAAGTCCGTACAGACGACAATACAAAACAAGAAGCGTACGATTGGATAAAGAGCAGGGCGCATATAAACAGGGAGCTGGAAGAAAACGATAGACATATTGCTTTTTTAGTAGATAATAGTATTAAGGCATGTTTATTGTTTTCAGATTTTGATGGTTACAATATTTTTGTGCATTTAGCAATAGATGATGCAAGATTGTGTCAAAGAAGATATATAAGATTGATGTTTGATTATGCTTTTAATCAATGCAAATGTGGTAGAATAACAGCTATGTGTGTTGATGGTTACAGAAGAAACGAAAGATTACTGCAAGGTGTTGGTTTTGTAAAAGAAGGTGTAATTAGACAAGCAATGTTAGTAAATAATAAGTATGTAGATGCAGCTTTATACGGAATGTTAAAAGGAGAATGTAAATGGGTATGAAGATGAAACCAGAGATGCCGCCACAAATTGATACGTCTGTTACAGATAGAACTGCTGAAAAAGAAGCATCACTTGAAAAAGAAAGACAAAGAATGATAAAGGCAGGTAAATCAGGTCTAGGTTATAGTATTATGACAGGCGGACAAGGCGTAACTGACGAAGCAAATGTTGGTAAAACTGTATTAGGAACAGGATCACAGTAATGGCTGTTGCAAAAGAAACACTTGCACCATACGATTATTTAAAAAAACGTATGAGCGCAATGACTAGCTCAAGAGAAACTTGGGAGGATCATTGGCAAGAAATACTAGATTATGTTATGCCAAGAAAAGCAGATGTAACTTTAGTCCGTGCAAAAGGTGAAAAAAGAACAGAGATACTATACGATAGCACAGCTATAACAGCCAACACTTTACTTGCCGCAAGTTTACAAGGCACACTTACATCACCATCACTACCGTGGTTTTCTATAAAATTACGCGACAAAGAATTAAATGAACAAAGAGATGCACAGCTGTGGTTAGAAGATACAGCTAGACGAATGTATGACGCATTTAATGACGCAAACTTTAACACAGAAGTACACGAGATGTATCTTGATCTTACATCTATTGGTACAGGATGTTTGTTTGTAGAAGAAAACTCAAAAGGTTTTGCAGAGGGTGGCATACATTTTAAAACACTACACATAAATGAATTTTACATACAAGAAAACGTAAATGGCTATGTTGATACTGTCTATCGCAAATACAAAATGACAGCACGACAAGCCTTGCAAGAGTTTGGTGAGGACAATCTCGGTGATAAGGTAAAAGAGGCAGCGCACTCTAAACCAGAAAAAGAGTTTGTTTTTATCCATGCTGTTGAGCCAGCAGAAGATTACACACGCATGACAGGTGAAAGTAATACTAAGTTAAAGTTTCATAGTTGCCATGCTTGTGAAGAGGACAAGATGATTGTTCGCTCTGGTGGCTACAACGAATTTCCATATCTCGTACCTCGGTGGGCAAAAGCGACTGGTGAAACATACGGTCGCAGTCCATCATATAATGCTTTGCCAGATATAAAAACATTAAACAAAGCTGTAGAGATAGGACTAAAAGCATGGGCCAAAGCTATAGATCCACCATTGTTAGTACAAGATGACGGTGTTATAGGTCGTGTGAGGACAACACCAGCTGGTATTACTGTTATTAGAAATGATGGTGCAATTAAACCGTTACAAATAGGCACTAATTGGCAAATAACTGACATGAAGGAAACCCAATTACGCACAGCAATAAGGCAAGCCTATTATTCAGACCAGTTGCAGTTACAAGATGGCCCTCAAATGACTGCTACTGAAGTGCAGGTTCGTTATGAACTAATGCAAAGATTGCTTGGCCCAACGTTAGGTAGATTCCAATCAGAGTTTCTTAATCCTTTAATCGAACGTATTTTTGGTATTATGCTAAGAGCAGGGGCGTTACTCCCTCCCCCTGATAGCATACAAGATACAAAGATGGACATTGAGTACGTTGGGCCATTAGCAAGATCACAAAGAATGGAAGAGGCTAATGCAATAGACAGATTGTATCAGCTCGCTATGAACATTGCACAAATAAATCCTGCTGTTATGGAAATAATAAACCATGACGAAGCTGTTAGAATGAGAGCAAAACTACTAGGTGTACCAAACAGTATACTGGTTAGCAGAGATGATGTAGAAGAATCTCGACAAGCACAAGCACAGCAACAAATGCTACAACAGCAAATGATGCAAGAGCAGCAGGCAGCGCAAACTACACAGTCGCAGGCAGACGCAGCTAAAGCACTTGCTGATCCAGACGCACAAAGAGCTATACAAGAAGCACAGGCACAAGCAGAAGCATTAACATGACAATAGATCAAATGGATGATTACGAAAGAGATCATATCGAACTCGTAGAAAACTACAGACAATGTTTTGATACTGACGCAGGCAAAAAAGTATTAGAGGATTTGAAAGCTGCTTATGGCGACAGATTAAGTTATGAACAAGATCCGTACCACACAGCCTTTAAAGAAGGTCAGCGTAGCCTTTACTTACGCATAACACGTTTAACAGAACAAAGGAAAGAGTAAATGTACCCAGAAGAACAGGCCGATATGGAAACACAGGCAACCCAAGACAGCACTGTACTTGGATCTGAAGTAGATAGCGATAACCTAGATTGGAAATCATCACTACCATCTGATCTTGCTAATGATCCTACAATAGCACAATTTAAAGACGTAGAAAGTCTTGCAAAAACAGTTGTTCATCAACAAAAACAAATGGGCAGTAGAATACCACTACCAAAAACAGATGATGAATACAAAGAATTGTATGGCAAATTAGGCAGACCAGACGAGCCAACAGGATACGAGATGAAAGTACCAGAAGGTATGGATGCTTATTTTAATGATAATATTATGGGCGAGTTTAGAAATGTAGCACACAATATTGGATTAAGTCAAAATCAAGTAAACGCACTGATGGAATATCAAGCAGGCATGGTTACTGCTGAAATGGATAATCAACCGTCAATATTAGCGGCACAAAAAGAAGAAACAGAAAATGTGCTAAAAAAAGAATGGGGTATTGATTACGATAAAAATGTACGAGCTGCACAAAGAGCATTGCAAGTATATGGAGATCCAGAAATAATGGAGCTAATGAATACAACAGCTGGTAACAATCCTGCTGTAGTAAAATTATTTGCAAGATTAGGTGCTGAAGTAACAGAAGATATGACACAGAACACACAGAATAATAATCTTGCAACTTCTCGATTAGATGCACAAGATGAAATTTCTGATATATATTCTAATCCAGACCATCCTTACTTCAAAGGATCACACCCAGATCATAGAGCTGCTGTAGAAAAAGTCAGACAACTACATGAAAAAGTTTACGGTAGATAATTAAGATTTGTAATCTAAATGTTCTATGTTATACTAGTTTAACAATTGCAAGTCCTTTTGGATAACTTGCACTGTGGGTATGATGCCTTAAAATCCGTATGACAGTGCGTTATCTGTAAGGTTTCCCTGTGTTACAGGATAAAAACCGTTTTAACTTTAACTTAACAGGAGAACTATTATGTCAATAGAAATCACTACAGCTTTTGTCGAGCAATACAAAAGCAACGTGTTCCACTTGGCACAGCAAAAAGGTTCAAGATTAAGAGATGCGGTTAGATCAGAAACGGTTGTTGGTAAAGCTCATTTCTTTGAAAGAATCGGTACTGCTGCAGCAGAGCGTAGAACATCACGCCATGCTGACACACCAAGAATGGATACACCACACTCCAGACGTAAAGTAACTATGGACGATTACGACTGGGCAGACTTGATTGATAACGAGGATAAGGTACGTATGCTTATTTCGCCTCAATCAGAATACGCAATGGCAGGCGCATGGGCAATGGGCCGAGCAATGGATGATTCAATTATTAGTGCAGCTACAGGCACAGCTTATGGCGGTGTAAGTGGTGGAACTAGTGTGGCTCTTCCATCTGGTCAAAAAGTTGCTCACGGATCTGCAGGTTTAACACTGGCAAAACTATTATCAGCTAAAGAAATTCTTGATGCTAATGATGTTGATCCAGACGAACCAAGATATTGCGTGGTTACTGCAGGCCAATTAACTGATTTGTTAGGAGTAACACAAGTAACTTCAGCAGATTTTTCTAGTGTGAAAGCACTTGTGCAAGGCGAAATTAACACTTTCTTAGGTTTTAATTTTATTAGAACTCAACGTCTAGGTACTGACAGTGATTCTAATCGCCAAGTGTTAGCTTTCACTTCATCAGGAATAGGACTTGCTGTCGGTCAAGATGTGAACACTCGCATCAGCGAACGTTCAGATAAGAACTATGCAACGCAAGTATTCCTATCAATGACTATCGGTGCTACACGTATCGAGGACGAAAAAGTCGTTGAAATAGCTTGCACAGAATAGGAGGATTGAAAAATGGCTACAGTTTATTCAGTACAAAAAACAAAATGGTCGCAGAATAACCCTTCTGAAAAAATTAACACGAATGAAAAAGGCGGAAGGCTACGTATTGCTTATGCACTATACGAAGCATCAAGCCTTGCATCAGGAGATGTTATTGAAATGTTCAATCTACCTAACGGTGCTAGAATATTAGAAGGTACACTTACCCATGATGCTCTAGGTAGTAGTACAACACTATCTGTTGGACACGCAGCTTATACAAGCTCTGCAGGTGCAACAGTTGCATTAGATGTTGACGAATACTTTGCAGCAGCTGCTTCTACATCTATCACTACGGTGGCAGTAGCAGTAACATCAGCATTAGGAAGAAATAGTGTCGTAGACGCTAACCAAGATGGTATTCCTATTACTGTTGTTATGGGTGGAGCTGCTGGTACAGGTACAATTGAATTGACTATGTACTACGTTCTTGACTAAGAACAACAACATGGGGGGAGTAACATCCCCCCTAACTACAAAGGTGTATGATGGTAACAGAAGTTTCTATATGCAGTAACGCACTAAGGCGATTAGGTGATGATCCAATCACTAGCTTGACAGATGATACAGAAAGAGCAAGATTGTGTAATGCGTTTTACGAAGATGCAAGAGATCTTACATTGCGTTCACATCCGTGGAATTTTGCTATTACAAGAGCTGCGTTAGCACAACTTAGCACAACCCCAGCATACGGATTCGACTACATGTATGCACTTCCAACAGATCCATATTGTTTGCGTGTGTTAGAAATGGAATTTGCAGATTATATATTTAAAATAGAGAATGACGCTACAAACGGTAGAGTATTATTATCTGATGAAAGCACAGCAAAAATACTTTACATAGCAAAAATTACAAATCCTACATTATTTGATTCAATGTTTACAGAAACATTAACAGCAAAATTATCTGCCGATCTTGCTTATCCAATAACAGGCAGTGTGCAGTTGCAATCACAAATGGAAAAACTATATAGAGATAAACTATCTGAAGCCAGAAGTGTTGATGGAATGGAAGGATTTGTAGATGACTTTGTTTCAACAACATTTACGGACTTTAGAACATAATGGCAAGAGTACATCCCTTTCAATCAAATTTTACTGCTGGTGAATTAAGTCCTAAATTAGCTGGACAAATTGACTTCAAAAAATATGCTAATGGTGTAGAAACATTAGAGAACATGACTATTTTTCCACAAGGCGGAGCAGCACGAAGATATGGCACAAGATATATAGGCCCAGTAAAAGATCACACAAAAACAACAAGACTAATACCTTTTGAATTTAATGATGAACAAACTTATATATTAGAGTTTGGACACCAGTACATAAGATTTTATAAAGACGAAGGTATAATTACAGAATCTAACAAAACTATAAGTGGTATAACACAAGCTAATCCTGCTGTAGTAACTGCAACATCACATGGTTATACAAACGGTGATGAGGTTATAATTACAGGTGTTGTAGGCATGACAGAAGTAAACGGAAAAAGATTTAAAGTTGCAAACAAAACTACAAACACTTTTGAATTACAAACACTAGCTGGTGTAAACATAAACAGCACTAGCCATACTGCATACGGATCTGCAGGTGTCGCTAATAAAATATACGAAATTACAACTACTATTACAGAATCTATATTATATGAAATACAACATACACAATCAGCAGATATTATGTATATTGTGCATGAAACATTAGCACCGCAAAAACTTACAAGAACTGGTCATACATCATGGAGCATAACTAATGAAGTGTTAGAAAATGGCCCATATTTAGACGCTAATACTACATCTACAACACTAAATCCTGCATCTACAGCAATAGCTACAGGTGTTGCGTTGGTTGCATCAGCTGATTTATTTGCTGCAACAGATGTAGGTAGGTTAGTAAAATTACATAGTGGTCATGCTAAAATTACAGCGTTTACAGATGCACAAAATGTTACAATAGAAATACTAGCAACATTATCTGCTAGCACAGCTACAACAGATTGGCAACTAGGAACATTTGTATCAACGCTAGGATTCCCTAGAACAGTTACATTTTTTGAACAAAGGTTAGTATTTGCTGGCACAACATCATTTCCACAAACTATATTTGCATCACAATCAGGACTGTATACAAACTTTGATGTTGGTACATCAGCTGCGGCTGACGCTTTTATATATACGATTGCTGCAAACAAAGTAAATGTTATAAGATGGTTAGCACCTGCAAGAGATTTAATTGTAGGTACAGCAGGTGGTGAGTTTAGAGTAGGTAAGCCTGTAGGTGAGCCACTAAAACCAGATAATGTCAATATAACATTACAAACAACTTACGGAGGCAACACAACAGAGGCAGTGCAAATTGGTAACGTAATTTTATTTGTGCAAAAACAAAGAAAAAAAATTAGAGAGTTTGCGTACAGATTTGATGATGACGCATATTCTGCACCAGATATGACAATACTTGCAGAGCATGTTACTGGCACAGGTGTATATGACATAGCATGGGCGCAAGAGCCAGAAAGTATTTATTGGGCAGTGCGTGATGATGGAATATTGTTAGGTATGACATATAAACGTGAAGAGGATATTATAGCGTGGCACAGACACATACTAGGTGGATTTGTAAAACATTCTTTTAACGCAGGCACTGCTTTAACAGCAAGTGGATCAGACACATTAAAAAATGGCAAAATAACTATAACATCACACGGATACACAACAGGAGATGCAGTTGTATATGATGCTAATGGCAACACTGCTATAACAGGATTAGATGATGGCAGAACATATTATGTGTATGTTATAGACGCAAACACAATAAATCTTGCTAGGACTTATCAACAAGCAATTGACAGGACAGTGCAACAACTAACCGCTGTTGGATCTGGCACACACATATTTAAAAATCATGCAAAAGTTAAATCTATAGCATCTGTTTCTAGTGATACTGAAAATGAAGTCTACGTTATTGTAGAAAGAATTATAGATGGATCAAGAGTACAATATGTAGAATATTTAGATAGCACACTAAATATGGATAGCTCATTAAGTGGTTTGATAAATGGTGCTGATGGCACGTTAACAAATCTGGATCACTTAGAGGGTGAAAGCGTACAAATACTTGTAGGTGATGCTGTATACCCAAATCAAACTGTGAGTAACGGACAAATATCAGTAACTCTACCATCAACAAGTGGGCAGCATTTAGTAGAGGTTGGTCTAGGCTATACTAGCAAATTAATAACCATGAAAATAGAAGCAGGAGCAAATGCTGGCACTGCACAAAACAGGCCAAAAAGATTTAACGAGATAGCAGTAAGATTACACGAAACTGTAGGTGTAACAATAAATGGCGACCAGATACCTTTTAGATCATCATCTACACCAGTCGGTCAAAACATTCCAGAGTTTACAGGAGATAAAAAAGTAACTAATCTAGGATGGGATACAGACGGACAAGTAACGATTGAGCAAACACAACCTTTACCAATGACAGTGCTTGGAATAACTGGTACACTAGTAACAAGCGATTAGGAGAATAAAATGTTTTTTGGATTATTTGGATCATTAATAAACGCAGCATTTACTATGAGTGCTGCACGACAACAAATACAAATGATGAAAGCAAACGCAGCTTGGCAAAAATATGAATCAGAATTGAATCATCATTATGAAAAACAAAAAAGATTAACTGAACAAAGAAAATTACTAAGTGAACAAAGAGCAAGAGGTGCGGCTGCTGGAATAGTAGTAGGAACTGGTAGTAGTCTGATTGCTATGAACGCTGACATGGAAGAGTTTGAAACAGATTTATGGTACATGGAAAAAGGATTATGGGTAGAGGGTAAGACAAGAGATGCAGAGTTAGCAGGAGAAATAGCAGCAACAACCTATAATGCAGGATCTAGTATATTAGGTGGATTTATGCAAGGTGCTAATCAAGCGTCAAGGATGCAACAAGCAAGTACATTTGGTAGTGGCATTTATGCTTCTGGCCCTATGTCTACTCCCACGTCAGGTATATTTTAGAGGTAAAACATGGTTAGAATACCAAGATACGAAGGATCGCTAGGATCATCACCAATTAGAAGTGGCAGAAATATAAGAACTGGCACTAGTGGTGCTAATGCACTAATGAATTTAGGGAAAGAAATACAACAAAACCTAAATCAATTTGGTGAACAAAAAATTGCACTACAACAAAAAATTAGAGATCAAGAAATAAGAAACAAAGGATTGTTAGCGCAAGCTGAAACAAATCAATGGATTGAAGATGAAAAACAACGTTACGAGGCTAGAGATGATTATGAAATGTTTGGATCTTTATACGAAAAAGATGTTGAAGTATGGAGAAAAGAATTAAAGAAAAAACATTTTACATTAAATGGTGTAGTTGATGAAATAGCATGGAACGCACACCTTGCAGATATGTCAACACAATTTGTTACAGGCAAAATTGAAGTAAATAAAATAGCAAAAAAGAAATTTAATCACAAAACTATAACAGCTTACGAAACAACAACTAGTGATGCAATAAGAAACATAGGCAATTCAACTACTGTTGCACAAGCACAATCGTTCTACAGAACTTATGAAGCTACATACCTTGATTACAAAAACAATGAGATTTTTGACCCAGACACACTTAATACTGCATACGAAAACGTAAAAAAACGTACAAACGAACAATTAGCATTATTTGCAATAGGGAACGGAACTTTGCCAACTTATCAAAATGAATTTGGTGATACAACATTAAATGCTAGAGAAATAGCATCACAATTAGGAGATAAAAATTTTAATTTTACAGATGTTGACGGTAATAGTGTTCCTATTACAAGTCAATTCAGGCAAGACTTAATAACAAATTATACAACATTAGCAAACACACAATCACAAAATGATGAAGCAGAAAGAAATCGATTAGCAAATGCAGATAACTCTACTCTGACAAACAAAATAATAGACATGAAAAAAAATAACAAATTAGAAGAAAATTATATTGATGACGTACGAGATTCAAATGCAACACCAGCTAGAAAAGACCAACTAGTTGATGATTATTTAGCATTACAAACAAATATGGATCAACCTTATGTAGATACACAGGCAGGTAGAAACACAGAAGTTGTATTAAATAATTTAATAGATTCAGGAGCTATTTCTTACAACGATCCAAATGAAATGGCCCTTATAAGTAATGCGTACATACAAAATCTTATAGATCAAGAAACTTACAATTCTATGCAGGATAAAGCAGAAAATGTTGCAAGAGAAAAAGGTAAAATATACGTAAAGAAAACTATAGCAGCAGCAAGAACTATAGCAAAAAGATTAGGAAATCAAAATTTGTTTGAACTTATGGAAGAAATACAACAAGACACAGAAACAGCTCCAGAAGATAGAATGAACAGTATGATGGCTCTGTTAGATTCAAATGCAGATCATTTACTAATATATGAAGCAGTAAACAACATGAACGAAATAGTAGAAGGAGCAGTAAAAAAAGGTATACCGATAGATGACTTGTTAACAAATGTAGCAAGCGAAAATTACATTGTAGATGAAATAATAGAGGTCTATGAAAATAAAAAATTTGATGCAATACAAAGTGCGGCAGATGAAGAAGCACAATTACTGCTAAAGGACAAAAAGTATTTAGGTTTTGGAGAGAACGAATTTAGAATAAAACCAAAACTATATTTAAATACACTAAATGCAACAATACCAACTGAATACGCTGCAATAGATGGTGAAACTATCGAAGAATATGTTAATAGAGTTGGAGTTATTAGCACACCGTTTGGCATACAATATTTCCCAGATACTGTAGATGTTAGCTCATTAACATTTAAAAAAAATTTAGGTCAAAATAATGAGTAGAAGAGTTACTGCAGCACAATTAAGAGCTGCTGGTTTTACTGAAGAATCAATTATTGAACACATTGAAAATGAACGCGATAGATACAAAAGCGTTGGTTTTAGTGATTATCAAATAAATAATTTTTTCGGTATAGAAAAATCATCAACAATATCAAAATCATTAATAGGAGATGAAAATAGCAACTCAACAGGTATGTTGCAATCTGTCAATGCAAACGATCAAGTAAACACAGAGAACATTAATGTATTAGAAAAAAAAGTAACAGAAGGCCAAAATGTTGATACCTCACAAGAAATAGTCCCAGAAAAAGATACTGTCGTAAATCCTGATGATGAAATACCAGTTACAAAAGCAAATTCTACAGAAAGTAATACAGAAGAAGATTACGTAAAACCTATCATAGATGGTACAAACGCAACATCATATAACATAGATTTATACAAAAATATGAAAGATGACGCGATACAGCAAGAGGTTGAAGATACTGCTGCTGGCATTATGTTGTCTGAAGGCAAAATTTATTTTGATCGTTTAACTGACAAACAAAAACAAGATTATTCTAAAAATGGTGGAAAGCTAGAAATAGATGGCAAACCAGTAGAGGTTATAATAAACGCAGAAAGATTAAGAAAGCAAAGAGAACAAGAAGAAAGAGCTAAAAAAAAAGTGCTAGACGAAACAGCTTCTACTGGATTATACACATTCAGTGTGATGAATGATACACAAATAAATTACGGATTGAATGAAAATGAAATAAATACATTGAATTTTAATCTAAGCGTTTTGTCTGGAATAGTTAGCGATAATACAAACAAAAGAAGCGCAGACGACAGTGCAGGCGGATTATTCCAAATAAGAAATGATGAAATGGTAGGATTATTAAATGATTTAAATGATCTTATGGTTGCTTACGATCCAGATTTTAAAAGACCAACATGGTGGAATAAAGCATATGGTCATAAGAAAGCTGACGTACTACCTGTAGATGTGCAAAGAAGTCTTGCCTTAATAAAATTGACAAAAAATGTAGATGCTCCTGATTTAATTGTAGCTGCAGCGCAAGGAAACGTAGAAGCATTAGAAACTTTATTGTTTGAATATTATGATACTTCATTAATTGACAATCCAGAAGCATTTTTAAAAGCAAAAGAATACTATGGATCTTGGTCAACATTTGATTATGAGTATGTTATGGCTGGACTGTCAACTTTTAAAGATGATGGATTAATTACTGAAACATTAGAAAAAAATAATATTGGTAAAAAATTTATTGAATTTTCAGGTGGTCAAGGTGCTTATAGTCCTTTTGGTAATGGACTTCAAACTTCTGTTATGGGATTATTTTTAGATTTTCAACAACAAAAAAACGAATATGGTTTTACAAATAAAGAAGCACTAGAAAATTCTTTTATGTTACAAACAAAAAATTTCCCCCAAGATGTAGTTACAATGGCTGCACAAGTTGTAGGTGATTCACCTGCCATAGCATTAGGAACAACATTAGGTTTTGTCGGTGGGGTATCAGGAGGGCCAGCAACACCAATACTTGCTATTACAGGTGGTTTTGCATTGCCAGAAACAATTAGAGATGTTTTTATGAGAGCTATGTTAAATGATGAAGTAGATGATTTTCAAGACTTTATGAATGAATTAATTAATGTAAAAACAGCAATAGCTGCTGGTAAATATACAGTTACAGGTGCAGCAACAGGAACAGTTGGTGTTTTTACAAGAAGAAAATATGGCAATATGCCAGCACTAGCACTTGAAACTGGAACAATGGTTTCTGTTATGTCTGCGTTAGAAGGTCAAGTTCCTAACAGAAAAGATTTTTTAAACGCTGCAGTTATGATATATGGAATACATGGTGTTTCACGAGGCACTAATAAACTATACAATATTTATAAAAAATATGGCATACCACCACAAAATTTAAGAAAAGCAGCAGATGAAAATCCAGAAATTTTAGCTGATTTACTAGATACAGATATGGATGCACCACAAATATTAATCGATATGAACGAAGCTTATGTATCTGGATTGTCTGACGCAACTAACATTAAAATTGTTGATCCACCAAAAAATAATATAGGAGCTGACATAAAAATAGAAAGCTCAACAGAGCGTTACAATATTGTTGATAGACAAACAACAGATTATGGAGAAACAGTAATTAAAGTTGAACGCAACAATGATCCAAAATTAAAAGAATTAGAAGAAAATTTACGCAGACAAGAAAAAGATTTAGAACTTATAGAAAACCCAGATTCACTGTATCTGGGAAATAGAGTTGAAGGAATAATAAAAAAAGAAATAGAAATTGCAAAAACTAAAAAACAGATTGAAGAGCAACGAGGCAAATCTGAAGAATCAGATATAGAAAGAATAGATATACCTGAAGAATCTTCTTACATGGCAATGCCAAAAGACAAACTTGATATAGAAATTGTTGGAGAAAGCATTAACATACAACCAAGAGTTGAAAAGGATTTTCAGATAAAACAAAAAAATGGAGCTTTTAATAGAGATATAGTAGAAACCAGAAAAGATGACAAATTTTTAAAAAGAAACTTAAATGAAATAGAAGGTGAAATTACAAACTATACAACCAATGATTATGTTGTTAGCGGTACTGAAACATTTGGTACGTCTAAATATTTTATAAACAAAAAAGCATACCCAGAGTTATTTGCAGAAATGAAAAACTATTTAGGTGGCACTAAAAAGAAAGCAGGTAAAACAGACAACGTTATTAATACATACTTTAAAAAGTTAAACTTATCAAAAATGTCAAAAGTAGATGAAGTTTTTGGCATTAGAAAAAATGGATCAAGCGGCAGTCCTTACAATAAAATTATACTAAGAACAAACAAAGGTGATTTTGTTGAAGTGCCAGCACAAATGTATGCAAATATAAAAGAGTACACATACGTTGCAGATGGTTTTGAAGTAAAAACAAAAGCAACATTAGCCTATGATAAAAATTTATTAATAGCTTATGACGAAGTTGCAAATAAAGTTATTGCTGTATTACAAGCAAAAAAAGTAGATCCCAAAATAAACACACAAGCTAATACGTATTACGAAAGATACACAAAACGTGATGATAAAGTATTTCCAGATACAAATAACAGAAATGCTGATATTGGCCAAAGAAAAATGCCAGACGAGCCAGAATCTATATTTAAAGAAGAAGATCCGTCATACAGAACTGCTGAATCATACGAAAGATTTTTTAATAGTGCAAAAGGTTTAGAGGTAGTGGATCTTGTTGCATTAGTAAAAACTTTAACAAAAAACACTCCTCAATTAAAAAACGTAATAAGAACTCAAAGTGGCGCAGCGCTTGGTGTTTTTAGATATGCAAGCAGTAACAAAAAAAGGACTGATAAAGAATTAAGAATAGAAGTAACACGCGCTTTGCAAGAAGATCCAGAAAAATTTACTATGACACTTGCACACGAAATAGGTCATTTAATTGATTCATTGCCAGAAGGTGTTATAAAAGACAAAGATAATTTATTAGGAAGATTAGCTGGATTAAAAGGTTATATGAACGAATGGATAGGTGCAAAAGCAGATGGTGCTAGTCCATTGAATAAAAAAGAAATAGCACGTATAAAAAAAGAAGCAGAAGCAGATGCGCAAAAGTTATTTGCAAAGAACAAAAAAGATTTAGAAGAAGAAACAGGAATTACATCAGATGATATAAAAGGTATTATTAATGATCCAGAGTTTAGATCTAAATTAAATCCTGATTTTTATGATGAATTTTTAAATTTGTCAGACGCACTAAGAACACAAATATTAAAAAGTGCTTTTAAAGGTATTATTGATCCATACATAAAACCATTAGTAGATAAATACTCTGGAGCTAATGTAAAACATACTGCCGAAATAATGGCAAAAGCAGACGAAATATTTGCTAAAAAAGTTGAAGCTGAAATGCGTGCTAGAGGACTAGTAAACAGACAAGAGATAACACAAGAATTAATATCTTTATCAGAAAAATGGAAACCTTACGACAAAAAAGAAATGTTGGAAAAAGATCCAGATTTTGTAAAATACAGGGAAAGCTCTCCAGAACTAATGGCAGATTTTATGATGGCTATACTTACAAGGCCTAGATGGACTATGCTAAATGCACCAAAGGCAACACAACTATTTTACAATCACATGTATAATAGACCAGATGTAAGGTTTGCCTATGAACGTACACAAAATATTTTACAAGCACCAAAAAGTGAACGCTATGGTCAATTCTTTGTAGACATGGCTGATATGTTTTCAGATGGTAATCAAAAATTGCTAGAAGCAAAAACAAACGCATTTAGAGAAAGCAAAAATGTTTATGACACTTTTATGATACATTATGTTGACACTGCTGGTTGGTTTTTAAATAGAAAAAGTGGTGGTGGTAAAGCATTTGGTATTGATAATCTACAAAGAAACAGATGGATGGATGAAGCAACAATGGCAGTAGACGCTAAATTAAAAGCATATCAATACAGGCCAGTTGTATTAGAATCATACATAACTCAGATGGGTAAAATTTTAACAAAGCTAGAAAAATCTGGTCGCGGTGATATAGAGCAATTAGGTACAGCATTGTTGTTAAGAAACTTAGCAAATTCAACGCAAAGAAGCAAAGTAGCAAATCCAACTGGCATGTGGGCAATGTTAGAAAGAGATAAAGATGGAAAAGCTTTTGCAGCAAAACATAAAGATAAATTAAGAAATCCTGCAGAAGCGTATGAACAATTAATAAAAGACAATCCATTATTAGATGAATTAGTAGAAGAGTTTTACAAAGTTAGAAAAGAGTATGTAATACCATTGTTTCGTGAAAGCAAAGCATTTAACAAAAAACAACTAGAAATGCTGGAAAACAATTTAGAATATGTAAATTATAACGTAACACAGCAAGCAATAAAAATTATGCAAGAAAGCGGTGGCAATAAAACTTTAACTGCTGCATTTATGAAACCAACTATGGGAACATTACAAGATATAATAAATCCTTTTCAATCAACAATAGAAAAAGATCTTTTAATTATTGGTGAACTAAAAAGAAATGCACTGATACACGATATGGCAAATTGGATGATACAAAATAAAAAGATGCTAGAAGATTTTGGATCAAAAGAAATGCAAAAACTTGTTCCAAACTGGAAAGATAGAATAATACAAAAAGGAAAGACAAAAGACGACAAAGGCACATTAGCTCCAGCACCATTGGGTATGGAAACAGTGTCATTTTTATCTGGTGGTAAGTATGTTCATTATTATTTTAATAAACAAGCTGCAATAGCTTTTAAAAGAAATCCAGAACAATATGTTCAAGGTATGGAAATGATTAGTATGGGTAACGCATTTTTTAGAGGAATATTTACACAATACAATCCTGTTTTTTGGAACAAAGAAATTATAAAAGATGCAAGAGCTACAGTAACTAACATACCAAAAGCAACTTTCTTTTTTGGTAAAGACACTAAATATGTACCTACACTGATAAAATCATTAAGACCAGCTTGGAAATCAGTTTTTGGAGAAGGTGATGATGTAACAAGAATGTTTAATAGAGAAGGTTATTGGCTACCAATCACTGATGGTTACAGAGCAAACACAGGTAGAAAACATTTAAAATATAGAAACGAGCAGGGTGAATTACAAGGAGATCTATATTATAGAGAGCAAATTGAAGCAAAAATGGGCATGAAAACACGAGAAAAATTCTACGAAAAAGTTTTTGGGCCTTTATATGATTACATGGGTAAAATAGCAATTTTTTACGATAGAGCTAATAAATTAGGAGGATACACTCAAGCAAAAAAAATGATTGATAATGGAACAATACCTCCAATGACAAGAGATGAATTATATTTACGAACAGTGTCTGATTTTGGATCGCCACCATTCGGATTACACGGTCAACTACATCCAATAACAAACAATCTACTTTTATTTAGTAACGCATTTACACAAGGATGGAGAAGAGATTTAGGGGTTATGAAAGGTGATCCAGTAGACATACTTGGCAAACACATGAAATATCAAATACTTCCAAAGATGGTTGAGTATTTAGCAAAAGTAGGTGTTTTAGGTGGTTATTTAGAAGCAGTGTACGGTGGCGTTAGAGAATATGACAAATTAAATTATCATATTATACCATTAGGTTTTACATCAACTGGTAGGTCATATTATTTAAGAATACCAATGGATGAAACTGCAAGATTTTTTGCAGGACTTTTCTTTACAACTGCTGACGCAATAGGTGGTGATGGTGAAATAAGAGATATAATAAATGTAGCTACAGGCTCATCTCCATCATTTTCACCAGTCGTTCAGTTTTTAAGTCAAACTTACAAAGTAATGGTAGGTGGTGAAAATCCAGTAGATCCATACTCACAAACAAAAATATTAGATGAAGATGTATTCAACTCTGATTTACATTTGAGAAAAGTAACAGATTATTTAAAATATCAATTTGATAATAATATTGGAGGCACAGTAGGTTTTAAATTTAAAAGTGATAATTTAGAAGAATTAGCTTCTGAACTAGAAGAGGTATTAAATTTTCCAATAATAGGTAGACAAATACAAAACTATTTAATGGTCGGCAATGATCCAAAAGAAGTTGCTGCAAGAGAAGAAGTAAGAGAGTTAAGAACTGCAGAAGCAACGGATAGAGTTATTTACAAAGACGCTCTAAATAAATTAACCGATCCTTACGCTATGGAACCTTTTACACCAAGAGAATTGGAAATGCTAGTTAAAAACGTAAAATATATCAAACATAATAATGTTGTTAAAAGAGCTTTAGTTAGGGCATTTGGTGGCGCTGATTACGTAGAATATTACTTACAAGCTAATAAAAAAGAACAACTTGCAATATTAATTAGATTCTTAGAGCCAGACATGTCTATACATGGAGAAGGTGCAAGTAACATTTTTTCAGAAATTTATAAACAAATAAAAGATAGCGGTGGAGTAGAAAATGTACTTCAAAATGTAATCGAATAGTGTATAATAGGAGGCAACATGACCATAACAACTACCATAGCTAAAAACAGTTACTCTGGAAACGGAAGTACAACTGTATTTGCGTACCAGTTTAAAATACTTGCACAAGGCGATTTGCAAGTAATTCTTAGATCGTCTACAGGAACAGAAACAGTACAAGAAATAACAACACACTACACTGTATCAGGTGTAGGATCAGCAACTGGTGGTAATGTAACATTCGGATCTGCACCTGCATCTGGTGTAACAGTTGTTATCAGAAGAGCTACTACACAAACACAAACTGTTGATCTTGTAGAAAACGATCCATTTACAGCAGAAACAGTAGAAACTGCTTTTGACAGATCTATCATACTAGCACAAGAGTTGCAGGAACAAGTTGAGAGATCACTAAAAATTTCACGCACAAACACTATGACTTCTACAGACTTTACTACCTCTGCAACTGATAGAGCAAACAAAGTATTAGCATTTGACAGTAGTGGTGAATTAGCAGTTACACAAGAGATAGGAACATTCAAAGGTAACTGGGCAGCATCAACAACATACGCTGTCAGGGATATAGTAAAAGACACAAGCACTAACAATATATTTATAGCAAAGACAGCACACACATCATCTGGATCACAACCTCTTACAACAAACACAGATAGTGGGAAGTGGGATCTATTAGTAGATGCTGCTAGTGCTACAACAAGTCAAAGCGCAGCAGCTACATCAGCAACAGCCGCAGCAAGCTCTGCTACAGCAGCTGCCTCATCTGCGTCAACAGCGTCTGGCCACAAAGACACAGCAACAACACAAGCATCAAATGCCTCTACATCTGCTAGTAATGCTGCTAGTAGTGCTACTGCTGCCGCTAGTAGTGCAACAGCTGCTGCTGCATCATTAGACAGTTTTGATGATGTATATTTAGGCGCAAAGTCAAGCGATCCAAGTGTAGATAATGATGGTGATGCACTAGCTGCAGGAGCATTATATTTTAATACATCTAGTGATGCTATAAAATACTACACAGGTAGTGCTTGGGTAGCAATAACAGCAACTACTTCAGTAAGTGATTTATCAGATACAAACATTACAAGTCCAGCAGACGGATCATTGTTATTGTATGATACAGGCACATCAAAATACATTGACAACGTTATCAGTGGTGATGCTACACTAGCTGATACTGGTGCGTTGACTATTGCAAATGACGCAATAACAGGAGCAAAGATTGCTGATGATGCTATAAACAGTGAGCATTACACAGACGGATCTATAGATACAGCACATATTGCAGATTTAAATGTTACACAAGGTAAAATTGCAAATGAGGCAATAAACGAAGCAAAAATGCAAATAAGTAACTCACCTGTAAATGGTTACATGTTGACAGCACAGTCTGGTAATACAGGTGGATTGACGTGGGCAGAAGCGCCTAGTGGTGGTGGATTTAGTTTAGCGTCAGCCTTATCTGGTACAACACCTACAATAGACTGGTCTAGTGCTACAGCTTTTAGCCATACTCTTTCTGGCGATACTACATACAGCTTTTCTAATGTACCAAGTGGAGGAGAGATAGAATTATTTTTAAAAAATGTTGCTAAACGATATGATGTTCTATCTTTAAACGCAGGTACTAATGAAGATTTTGATGGACAAAAAGGTAATGAACGATTGAAAGGTAGTTTCTACAATGCAGATGGTACAAAATTTTATATTGCAGGTGAAGATTCTAACTATTTGATACATCAGTATACTTTATCTACTGCTTATGATGTAAGCACAGCGTCTTATGATAGCAAAGTATCACCGAATTTTTCATCATCTATAAGAATACATGGATTACATTTGAATGGTGATGGCAGTAAATTAATTGCGGCACAAGGTAATGATTTATATGAGTATAGTCTAAGTACTGCTAATGATATTAGCACATTATCTGGTACAGCAAATCATAGTATTGTTATGGATACACCATTAAGTTTGGCAGCAAGTGCAGACGCTTATTTTGTAAATATTAGATTTAATGATGATGGTACATTGGCTTACTTACAGAGTATGCGACACCAAGATCATAGTTCTTATCCAAATGCCAAAGGTGCTTATGTTATTAGTTTAAGTACAGCGTATGATATTGATAGCACATTAACACTACAATCATTTGCAGATTTTGATTTAGGAACACATGGGGAAGATAACAAAGATGATGAGATTGGTGGTGATATATCTTATGATGGCACTACTGTTGTAATTGTTGAAGATAATATTACAGGTGGTAAAACATCTGTCTATAAATATAGATGTAAAATTCCATGGGATATAGGTGTTGGTTCATTAGAGTTTGTTGGTAAGGCAGAGATCACACTTGCTAATAGTAATGCAACTAATATTTATAATGTAAGATTAAGCAAAGATGGTAATTTCTTTTACTATAATGAATATCAAGGTGGGAGTGCAGATAATGCCATTGTTAGAGTTTATAATATACAAGGTAACTATAGTATAACTTTACCTGCAAATTCATCATCTTTGCCTGCAACATTAGGAGACGGAATTGATCCAACAACAACTTCTTATCTAAGAATGGTTAGCTTAGATGGTACGAACACATTAATAACAGATCATAAAGAAATAGTATAATGGCAGATACTAAAATAACAATGAAGCACCTAGCAGAAAAGTTAGATCACATGCACTCTGACATAGAAAAAAATTCAACAGACATACACAATTTACAGTTAGAAATGAGTTATGGTAGAGGAGCAGTCAAAGCAGTAGCTTGGATAGGTGGCTGTATTGCTGTCATTGTAGGTCTTATGAGAATATTTAACGGAGGATAATATGTTACCATTTTTAGGTTTACTTTCTAATCCAATCACAAAGCTAGTAGCTGATAAGGTTATAGGAGCTGCTAGTCATGCTATGGAGAAGAAGAAGATGGTACGAGAAGCAGAGATACAAGCTATCGCACAAACAGATTTTGCGCAGATAAAAAAAGAAGAAGCTATTGCAAAAGCACAACAGGCTGTTATGAAAGAGCAAGTAAAGGCCAGCTCAAAATCGTGGAAGGACGAGCTATTAACTATTGTGTTTTCTGGAATATTGATAGCTCATTTTACACCATACACACAAAAACATATGGTAGTAGGGTGGCAGTTATTAGGTAATGCACCTACAGAATTTTGGTATATCATTCTTACAATAGTTGCTGGATCATTTGGTGTATCTACACTGACTAAATGGAAAAAGTAATGAAACAATCAAAGCTAGATAGGATACTGGCATACGTAGCATGGGCAGTAATAATAGTATGGACACTTGCTATTGTTGTTATTGATGTAGAAGCTAACGAAAACACAAATGTTTCTGGTGATAATACGATTATTTCAGGAGGCTACACCAGTTCTTCAAGTACAACGTATGAGTCTGGCAGTAGCTCTAACACTACTAGCACTGCCACAACCAACAACACGAGCAACATCAAATCTTTTCCACCGACAGCTACGTCTAGTCCTGCTGTAAGTGGTATAGATGTTTGTAATTTAGGACATTCATTAGGAGTACAAAGTTCTTTTATTGGATTAAGTTCTAGTGGTAATTATACTGACGAAACGTGTGAGCGTATCAAACTAGCAAGAGAGTTAGCGACTGTGCATCAGATGAAAGTTGCAGGCATAGCAATACTCTGTCAAGATCCTAGAGTATTTAGTGCAATGGAAGCGGCTGGAACACCGTGTCCATTTGAAGGACAAATTGGCGCTGACGCTACTAGATTGTGGTCTAAATACGATATTTTAAGACCAGATTATGAAGAATATAAATTAAGAATAGAAATGAAAGAAAAGATACAAGCTGAACAAGTTATGTATGATAGTGGTAAATAATGGCAGAGTACATTTTGTTGATACAATTTTGTAGTTTAATTGCTAATGATTGTACTGATGCAGAAGAACATAGTTTACAGTTTGCTGATTACTATTCTTGTATGTTAACTGCTTATGCAGATGGTATGAAAATGTATGAAGATATAGAACCTGCTGGTGTTAATGAGTTTGAGATTACGATTAGACACCAATGTATAAAGATAGAAACTTATGAGTAAAAAAAAATGGTATATTGGATTAGCGATTACATTGTTATTAATGGTAGGATTTACCAATGCGGCGAATACATCAACCATCAGTGATAACTTACTTTCTAATAATTTTTATGATGATTGGAGTGGCACTAATGACCATTTTCATGGCCCTAACGTATTGGCTGGTGTGCATAATGAGTATCGTGAGCAAACTATTACCCTTTCGGATCATCTCGAAACTCACGAGATACAAGGCGTAACTCAATCACAACTGCGTGCTGAGTACTGGTTCTGGAATCAGTACGATCAGTCGGTTACTTTAACACAGGAGATAGTAGATTCAAATGGAACGGAGTATAATAACAGTATTACAGTGTCTGGTTCTTGTAATGATTGGAATGGATGTGGATATGAAGATTCTCCTACCAACACTATTATCATTAATGATATTGCATCAGACTACGATATAACAGCTAGGTTTAGTTTTTCTGTACCTGCTCGACCTAATTATCATTATGCCGCTGATGTACGTAACCCAGAGTTGTTTGTAACTTATGATCCATTTGTTTTGGATATGACTACAACACAAGATGTTGAGGAATGGTTGCAAGACTTTGAAGAAGAATATATAGACATATTTGAAGAGCAAGAGTTATTCTTTATAGACGAGCCAGAGCCTTTCATTGAAAATTTTTTGACATTTGAGCCAGAGGTATATGAGTTCTTTGAGGAGATAGAATACTACGAGCCAGAGATAGAAATCTTAGAAGAGCTACCAGAAGAAATCATAGAAGAGATTATAGAAGAAATGCCAGAAGAGATTATGGAAGAAGAGATCATAGAAGAGATGCCAGAGGAAATAATAGAGGAAGTTATTGAGGAGCTACCAGATGAGATAATAGAAGAAGAGCCAGAAGAAATAAGTGAAGAGCCTAGCATGGAGGAGATGCCAGAGGAAATAGATACATCTGAACCAGAGCAGGGTGATATAACTATAGGCAAAACAATCTTTGCAAAGGCCATAGAAGTAGATCAAGTTACATTTAGTATTATGTTACAGGAGCAACCTATAATGCAAGACGCTAATTTTTATGCACCAATAAATATTTATCCAGATCAAATTACAATCTTTGACGACAGACAAATATATGGTAATATTAGTTATGTCGTTAATGATCCAGTAACTGTGCATAATAATTTAATTGTAGGGAATTTAGAACGACAACAAGAGTTAAGACAAAAATTAGAGAGTATGCAATGGAGAAACTAAAAAATAATCTAGCTGGTATAGTTAGTCTAATCGGTGTAGTGGGTGCAATAGGAGCAGGATTTACTACCTATGGCAAATTACTTGGTAGCATATCTACGCTAGAAGAAAAAGTATCAGACCTTGAATCAAAGCAATATGTAATAAATGAAACAGTAGATCTAACTGATACAAATAACAAGATTAACGACAATTATGTAGCTGTTACAGATCGTATTACAACAATACAAAATGACCTAAATGTGTCTGCAAACAATCTAGGTATATTAGAAACTAGAATAGACTTGATGCAAACACAAATAGAAGAGATGAAATTAGAAAACAGCAATCCAATGATGAGATAGGAGTAAAGATGTTAGAAAAACTAAAAGAAATCGCCCATAAATTGCCATACAGTGATGTTTGGTACGATAAATGTGCTTGTGGTTACAAAAAATACAAACGCGTTGTGTGGGTTGCTCTGGCCGTTTTAGGACTAATTCTATTTTTAGCGTAGTAAAATGGCCAAGAAAGATCCAAGACTAGCAAGAGCAGGTGTTAGTGGTTACAATAAACCAAAAAGGACACCTAACCACCCAAAAAAATCACATGTGGTTGTTGCTAAACAAGGCGACAAAGTAAAAACAATACGTTTTGGACAACAAGGCAAGACAGGCGACAAGACTATGACACCAAGAGCAAAGTCATTTAAAGCGCGTCATGCTAGAAATATAGCAAGAGGCCCAATGTCGGCTGCATATTGGGCAAACAAAACTAAATGGTCGTAGATATTAGCTATTTGGCAGCACCATATAGTTTAGGTGGTATTAGCACAGAATACGACAGGATGCAAAGATACGGTATGATAACCAGACAGGCATGGTTATTATTCAAACAAGGCATAAACATTTACAGTCCTGTTACATTACATCACACAATACAAAAATATGGCAGAATAGATCTAACTACTAGACAGTGGATGAAATACGACTGTGCTTACTTGCAACACTGCAAGGATATGTATGTATTAATGATAGATGATTGGGATGTTAGCACTGGTGTACTAGCGGAGATAGATTTTGCCAAAGAAAATCACATTCCTGTATTATTCATTGAGCCTAATGAATTTGTATTAAATGGTTAAACTATAGTTTGAATCCAGTTGCCATCATCATCTAATACCATTGGTAATAACCGTGGCATACCTTCTATAATTATGCCACATCCTAATACAAATCTTGTGGAAAAATTTTTAGCATAACTAAATGCCATAGACTTTTGATTTATTAAACAGCCTACTTGCATACCCCAGTACAAATCATCTGGGTTGGCCCAGTATCCAATACTAAACTTTGTATGGTAGTGTCCTTGCACACAATTCATAGCCATAGTTTGTGATACTTTTAGCACATCTGCTGATCTGCCATGCGTAAAATATACACTCTTACCATTACACATTTGTAATTTTAAATCGTCTACCCACTGCCATTTTTTTGTGCCAAGAAACTCACCGTATGGTCGCAAGAACTGTGCTGACATACCATATTTGATAGCTCTCCTATAAACTAAAGAGCTATGGTTACTGTGGACTTCTGTTACATTTGGAAATATTGATTCTAATTCTTTAATGTAATTTTTAGATACTGTAAGCTCATCTCCTATAGACGGTAGATCTGGGTTGTGTTCATGAAAACTTATAGCATGAAAATCAAGCAGGTCGCCTATATTGACTACAAAATCTGGTTTAAATTGTTTTTTTATTTCTCGTAAAAAATCAAAGCTATCCTTATGATGGTAAGGAATATGCAAATCTGAAATTACTAGCACGCATCTATTCATATTGCCCTCCTCGCAATTTATGTTATAATAACACTGTTCGTAACTAATAACAAGGAGGACAGTTAACATGCCTATGGGTAAAGGAACTTATGGCTCAAAAAGAGGTAGGCCAGCAAAAAAAGGTGGTATGACTAAAAAACAAAAAACATTACCACCAGCACTTAAAAAAGCAATTATGAAATCGAAGAAAAAGTAATGGCTAAAAGAGGATTATACGCAAACATACATGCCAAGCGTAAAAGAATAGCGTCTGGTAGTGGAGAACGTATGAGAAAAAAAGGTGCTAAAGGCGCTCCAACAGAAGCTAATTTTAGAAGAGCTGCAAAAACTGCAAAGAAAAGAAAATGAAGTGTTGGTATTGCGCTAATGATCTTATTTGGGGAGGCGACCACGACATTGAAGAAGAGGATGAAGAGTATGTTATGGAAACAAACTTATCATGCCCCAACTGCAATGCGTTTGTGTTGACTTTTTTACCTAAAGATCTGGATCATACTTAATTAAATCTTTTAGTTTTTCAAGATAAACTATCGCATCCCACAATTCTTCTTGGGTATCTTCTATCCAATGTGTTGTGCGTTTGGTAGCATCTTTCATAGTATCACCGTATGTAACCATACCGTTGTTTGCTCTGTCGTTTGCGCGTTCTATTATAGACGCTACCAACGGATCTTTTGTAAGTTTAAAATCTGTCATTAAAACTCCGTGTTATTCCAATGTGAACAAAACTTGTTAACTGCACAATAGTGAGCGCAACGAGTGTCCTCACCTTTACGTAGCACAATCAAACATCCTTTGCCCTCTTTCATATTATTGTTGGCCATGTATTCTTTAGCCTCTTCTAATGTAGGCAACAATCTAACAGCTGACTTCCTGCCATCTTTCATAACAGCATACTGATCGTCTTTACGCCAGCGTTCTTTTGGAGTACAAACAGGTGGTTCTTCTTGACTTTCTGCTTGCTGATGTAAACGTATACGTTCTTTGATGTAAGCGTCTTGCTCTTCTGGTTTCCAACGTTTTATGGGTATCATAACACTTTGTTGCTTTGGATAGTTTTCAGAAGTCATTGATTTCAATTTACTCCAATCACGTAGTATAGCCATGATCTGTAATGATTTTACTTTGATCTTAATCTTGTCATCTGTGTTTCTGATTAGCCAGTCTAGTATGTTTAGTTGCGCCTCCCATTCTGTTTTACCAGTGGTTAGCGCATCCATAGCAGACCATGCAGAGGTAACTTTGAAGTCAATAAGTTGTCCGTCTTTTGACAAGTAATCAAATGTGCCAGATAGTTTCCAACCATTTGTTATCTCGTTATTAACAAACACCCTACGCTCTGTTATGTCCTCTGTGTTTTCAGAAGCACGTTCAATAATGTGATGGACAGACTGTCCTAGCAAACTCCATATCCGATCAGACACATCCTCTTGCAATACTTCCCAAAACCTTTGTTCCAATGCTCTGATACGTGGTGGTTTTAGTAATCTTGTAGCAGATATGTCGCTACCTTGTGAGTCGTAAGGATCGTTAGCTACTGCACGTACAATAGCTTGTGGCAGCTTTTGTGTATTAGTAAGTTCCATACTCCCAACTCCCTACTAAAATGGCACTTGATCTGAATCTGTAAAGTCTGGTAAGTCTGTGCCATTATTACCATCTCCAAGATCATGCGAGCCAGACAGTTCTTTGCTCTTTAGTATAATGTTTCTTATGCCCTCTGATAGCTCATTAAAACTATCACGATCACCTTTTTGATAATCGTCTATAGAAAACATTATGCTGTCGTGGTGCTGGTCATCCATAGCTTCTTCTTTTGGCAAAGGCATGATAGAGGCAACTCTAGGCCTACCGTTCTTACCCTCCATAACATTAAGATAGCATGGCACGCCTAACAGTTTAGTAATATCAAATCCTTTTTTTTCTGTTTCTGTAAATGCCCTGCCTCTCCATGCAGATAAGTCTGCACCAAGATTAGACTTCTCGTGTAATGATAATGTGTAAAACTTGCTTAGTGTAAGCGGCTCTCCGTTCATATCATTTTTATGTGCTGGCACTTCCCAGATAATCATGCACTGCCTTTTGTATGTAACATTGCCATCATAGTTATTCTCTTGTGTCCCAAGATCTATGACGTTTACACACCTCGCCTTATGCACGCCAGTTGGCACTTGTGGAAATGTTGATTGTTGTTCGTTAGTTGTAGCTATAATATTCATTGTTTAATCCTTTTTTTATATTTACTATTATGTGGATTATTATGATGATTATTAACGTTAAGTCAATACAATAGTTGACTTTAATTAAGTTATTTTATAGTATATGTTTATTAACATGAGGTAACATTATGAGTGAATTATACGAAATAGCTAAAGAGCGCAAGATAGAAATTGTGTCAAAATATGGTGGGAGAAATTTAGCTAGGATCTTGAACATCAGCCACCCTGCTGTGTCTAAGTGGGAAGTTATACCACCATTGAGAGCTTATCAGATTGCACACTTGGGCGATTATGACTTGGAGTACATGAGGCCAGATCTAATTGAGGCATTGTCAATAAACACATAGAGGGAAGCCGAAACCTCCCTCCATGCTTGGGGTTATGTTAACACATGCTAACTACTTTGTCTTGTAAGCGCTTTTCTAACTGTGCGTTGTCCTTTGCTTCAACAACACAAGCAGTATTCATTGCTTGCAAGCACGCTACCTTTAACTTTGCAGTATAACAAGGCGCGTTGTAGTTAGCCTTTTTACATCTTCCCATTTTTGGAATAGTTACGGTGTATTCAGTCCATCCGTGTCTTTCTATATTCTGACACAGGTTAGATCCGTTACCCAGATCTTTACGGACTTCAGTACCGTAAATTCTCCAATGGATACTGTCAAATTTGCTGTCGTCCAATACAAAGACTGGTAGTACAGTCCAGTCAAGTTGTCCACTTTCAAATTCTGTAGACCACTGACTGACGTAAGCACGTACAGCTTCAGTAACAGCATCCTCATGGGATACTTGTTGCCAAGCACAAGATGTAAATTGGTGGTTAACATAACCTAGATATGATCTAGGCATGTGGCCCTCCATTTTTACACGCTACCAAAATTAGTAGCACGTATATTCTAGCACGAAAGGTTAACAAAAGTCAACAAAATAATATTTTCTTAATGATTACAATGACTTATGTGTATGGCACTGCTATCGATCTGCTATGACTTTGACATGATTTTGACAATAGCAAAGTATAGCTCTTCAACTGCACCTGCAACTACTAACAAGATAGTAATACATATAATACATAAAACGCTTGACATTGGTTAACTGTTGATTAAAATCGTTAATCGAGGTTAAGATATGAGAAAAAGATACAATGACGAGCAATCGCCAGCGTTTCAATTTTACGCGAACGACTGGATTAGCGACACAAATAGACTAAACATGTCATTAGACGAGCAAGGTATATACATACTATTGTATTGCCACTGCTGGCGTGTCTACAAACTTCCACACGACAACAAAGTATTAGCAAAGATCTGCAACACAACCAGTGGTGTTATGAAACGTGCATGGCCCAAGATGGCACATTTGTTTTACGTAGAAGATGGTTACATACATTGTGTTCAAGCAGAAGAAGAACGTGAGCGACAAACACAAAACAGATTGAAGAAACAAAGAGCAGGTAAAAAAGGCGCAGAAGTAAGGTGGGGTGATGACAGGGCAGATTAAACAATACGCTAGGTTTTTAAATAGTTTTGGGACACATCATAGTTTCCAGACTTTTGGCGACAAAGGACTAGACAAAAGGTTGATAAAGCAACTGCATGGCACGATTGACGAGCATGTTGACAAGTTGCAGGAGCTAAACAAAAAAGGTGCTGGTGTATTTTTTACAGTAAACTGTACAGATCTGCATGGCAGAACGACAAAGAATATAAAGTCTGTACGTGCAGTGTTTATAGATTTAGACGGTACGCCATTGCCTACAAGATTTGAGTTGCAGCCAAATTTAATTGTCAATACATCTCCAGATAAATATCATTGTTACTGGTTAGTTGATGACATGCCATTACAAAGTTTTGTTCTGTACCAAGAGGCGTTAGCATTAAAATTTAACAGTGATCCAGTTGTAAAAGACTTGCCGAGAGTAATGAGGGTAGCTGGTTTCTATCACAACAAGCACAAACCATATCCTATAGAAATTGTAGAAGAATATCATACAAACAAACCATACCATACAGATGAAATACGTGATAAACTAAAATTAGAACGTCCAAAAAGTAAAATGATTATCGGTAGAATGTTACCGAGAACCACAACTTACAAGCGCAACGGTATCATAAACGGAGCGTCAAAAGGCAACAGACACGAAACACTAGTCAGAATGTTAATCTCTATGAGATTACGTGGCGAAACACTAGAGTATGCAAAGAACGAGGCTATTGCATTTGCAAACGCGTGTGATCCACCAGAGGATATACGCGAGGTCATGTTCCAACTAAACGATATATGGAGTAGATATGAAGCTAAGAGAATACCAACTAAAAGCAATGAGTGATGTGGCCGATAAAGGCTGGAAACACAAAAAAATATTATTAGTAGCACCGACTGGCAGTGGTAAAACTGTTATAGCCAGTGCGCTTATAGAAGTTGCATTAGAAAAAGGACATAAGTGTTTGTTCGTTGCGCATAGACGAGAGTTGATTATGCAGTGCAGTAAAAAGCTACACGACTTTGATGTTAATCATGGCGTAATTATGGCAGGAAAATCAGCAAGTCCTAGAGCAAGGACACAAGTTGCCAGCATACAAACATTTACAATACGAAGTAAAAAAGAAAATTTTATAAAACCAGAGGCTACACTTATTATACTTGACGAGGCACACAGAAGTGCCAGCAAGTCATTTCAAGATCTTATGGATTTGTATCCCAACGCTTTGTTTATAGGATTGACAGCTACACCATGTCGCAATGACGGTAAAGGACTTGGATCTATTTACACAGAAATGGTTGAGTGCAGTAACATAAAAGAGCTGACAGAACTAGGTTTCCTTGTGCCTACAAAAATTATTGCTCCAACATTACCAGACTTGCAAGGACTACGTATGTTAGCTGGCGATTATGAAAACCGTGGATTAAATAAAAGAGTAAACACACCTAAGTTAGTAGGGGATCTGGTTACACACTGGTTACGCCACGCTAAAAATAGAACGACAGTGGTCTTTGCAGTTTCTATAGCGCACAGTAAATACATAGCTAAAATATTTAATGAGAACGGTATACCAGCTGGGCATATTGATGGAGAAATGGAGGAGTTAGAGAGAGAACGTGTATTGCATGATCTGAAAGTGGGCCATATAAAAGTGTTGTCTAACTGCCAAGTGCTGACAGAGGGTTGGGATATGCCAATAGTGTCTTGTGTCGTGTTGGCTAGACCGACAAAATCTTATGGCATGTATTTACAAATGGTAGGCAGGAGTTTAAGACCAGCAGAGGATAAAGACGATACATTAATATTAGATCATGCTGGCTGTGTTTACGAGCATGGTTTCCCAGACGACACACCAGAGTGGCAACTTACAAAAAGTAAAATTACCAGATCTCAAGAGCCACGTAACAGACCAGTAGAAAAACAGCCTTTTACATGTGTGAAGTGTAACACGGTATATCAGCCAAGCAGGTATAATAGAGAATGTCCTAACTGTGGATATGTATTAAACGATATTGATAAAAAAGTTTTAGTAAAACAAGGCAGGCTAGTAGAGGTTGAGAGTATTGAAGTAAAGTTAGTAAACAAAAAAGACTGGTACGCGCAACTGCTGTACTTTGCAAAACAAAAAGGTTACAAAGACGGTTGGGCAAGTCATACATTTAGGAAAAAGTTTGGTCATTTTCCACACTCAAAAAAAGTTTTTCCAAAACCTATCAGCAAAGAAGTTGAAGGTTACATTAAACACTTGTATATAAAAAACGCTAAAGGAGGGAACTATGCAGGATACGAATAAGGAAAAGATCCTACACGGATTACGTGAGATAGGGATTAAACATGCAGAGGCAAAAAAACAACTGACTACGTTGGAACATGGCAGGCAGATATTGCTGGCAGATCTGATGAAAAAATATCTTTTGCAAGGAGAAAAGACGGTTGCAGGGCAAGATCGTGAGGCTAGGGCAGACGATAAATATAAGAAACACATTGAAGCACTAGGTATTGCTATAGAAAACGAACTGAAATGGGCGTGGGAAAAAAAGATTGTTGAGATCAATTTTGAAAAGTGGAAAACTGAAATGATAAACAACACCATTGAGAGAAAAAACTATGGCTAAAAAAAGCATGACAAAGCAGGAGCGTAAACATCTGCAGGCTGTTGTAGATCTGGGGTGTATTGCCTGCGCCAAGTTAGGGATCTATGACAGTCCTGCCGAGATACATCATATAAAAGGTCAATTTAGAATGGGCCAGAAAGCTAGTCATTTTGAAACTATACCGTTATGTCCTAACCATCACAGAAATGGTGGACTTTCCTACCATGTCAACCCATCTGTGTTTACTGAATGTTTCGGAACACAGCAAGAGTTGCTGGAGGAGGTTCTGGACTGGTTAAACGTAGACGGTTGTCCGTGTGGCTGCTTGGAGGCAAATAATAGAAAAGATATACACAACTGTTTTGCTCACAATGGCATGCTATACGATTAAAAAAAGGGGGTATAGTTATATCATAAAAACTATTCCCCCCTACTGTATGGCTCTTAAAACGCGATTTATTCTTGTAAATCCCTCCTTTCCCTCTCTAATATTGTTAATGCTGTATTTAAATGTCTGGCGTGCTTTTCAAATATATTTAATAACTCTCCTTTGCTACACCAGTCGCCCATTTTATATTGTAAATATGTTTCCCATAGTTGGTCGCTGACTTCGTAAACAATGTTAATTGCATAATCAAAATCTTGCTTTTCTTTTCCAATTATATCCATTTTCCCTCCTTAATGTTTCCAGCACTCTGGTGGCTCATCTGGCAAATGCGACTGCACCATGAGAAACGCCACGCCAGCGTTAGGTGCAAATTCATACCGTTGCCAATCAGTAAAACCATCAGAAATCTGCATTGAGATCCAAATACAAAATTCATCATTTGACATTGCTCTTATCATTTGTTTTTTTGTATCTATTACGTGTATGTAGTTTTTTTCTTTTTTGCTAACCATTGTTTTCCCTCCATGTTTTGCAAATTATATTACCGTACCCATTATTTTCAGTTCTAACCAGTGTCCTGCCTAGATCCATCTCAAACAACGTTGTCAAGTCGTCTACAACGGTGTCATCTTTGCCAGCGATATGCCATGACGTTATTTGCTGTACTTGCAAACCGTCTAGTCCTAAATGACTTATACCGTCTTTCCAGTTGTAAATACTAAAGACGCGACCATCTTGGAATTTGCCATACCAATGAACATCACTTTTATTGTCATCACTGCTCCACCATCTGCGAACGTTGTGCTTTTGCATTACCCATAAAACATTATCGTATGACACTTTAAAAATGCCCTGCAACGAAATACCGTGCGCCTCACTTCTATTCTCTAATGATTGTATATCGTGTAAGCGACAATAATAATCAGCTTGCTGGTGCGCCTCATACATGTCATTAAATGGTTTTGTGTACTTCCTAATTAGATTTATAAGATCATCAACTGGGTATTTTTTGTACTGCCTTTTTAATGCCCATATCAAATGGATTAATTTTTCAGCCTCAAGCTCAAGCTGTTTTTGATCGTTATCATTTTGTACTAACATTTTGCCCTCCATAGTTGTTAATATTAGTTAAGGTTATTGTAGCAAATAATACTCACTTCACAAGCATTTCTTCAAATAGTTTTAGATCTACCTTTTCATAATACTCTATGCTTGTTATTTTGTAGATCCAGTCGCTTGGCATATCGTCCCAAAATCCCATTTGATCGCCTAACAGCTCACAAAATATATCTGCCATGTTTATGTCGTTTTTCATCACGTAATTAAATTCAAAATTGTAGATCTCATCAACGAGCGCTTGCTTTTGGTTGTACATGTCATTATTTGGCTCTTCATCTAACCATTTTTGAAATGCACTGTAGCCGATATGCACTGCAACGTTGCAAGTGCGATCAAAACACTCCACGACAAAACAATAAGTGCCATTGTTATATGTTGGATAATGATATGGATTTTCATGCACAATCTCATTATCTATAATTGTAAAATTTTCTTTATACATTGTCATCTTCAACCTCCTCAAATTCATATAAGCCATCAAATTCAGTATAGTCATCAACATCATCATCATTAGAGTAACCACTTACTGATATAATTTGACCGTCAAGCTCTACCCCATTAGCAATATATTCACGTTGCTCTTGGTAACTCATTTCTTCAAACTCTAAAGCTTGCTCTATAGACATACTTATTGATCCAACATCTTGACATACATCTATATCCCACTCATCAAAAACTATCCCCTTTAAATGGGGATAATCATTAATGTACTTTTCTTTTATTCTATATTTTCTTGCCATTTTTTTACTCCTTATCTGGGAAAGTTTCATAAAGTATGTGGCTATCTATTTCCCTGCGCGCCTCCTCCAAGCACGCGCCTCCATCAAATAGCCACTGGAAATCGCCAAAAGCGTGATCTCCTGCTGGGTTAATAATCATATAGCCATGTGTACCAATAACATATCTGCGATCAGCACACGCGCGTTCTACTCTATCCCAGTCAAAATCGTCATAATTTGCTTGCTCCCACAACAAATATTTAGGGACGTTAGACGGTTGATGATATATGCGAATAGACCAGCCTTTATATTGCCTTTTCGCAACACAACGCGCGCCACGACATATGAACATACTTTGCTCTACGTCAGACACTTCGCCATTCAGTTGTATATAAGGTAATATTTTTAATTCTTCCATTAGCGTGCCTCCACCCAAGTGCCAGCCTTATGTTGCTTGATACAACGCCTAGCCTTTTTCAAATTGGTAAAATAATCTATCACTTCATAATAAGGCGCGTCCCATTTATGATCGTCCCAAGTTTCCACAATGCTGTAAGGATACTTTTTATAAAGATCTGGCGTAAGTGGATTACTTACATCATATTTTAATACTACTAACATTCTAGCCATGTAACACCTCCATTCTATTGATTAATGACTATGAATACGCCCCATGTAGAGGCGCATTGTATAGGCATTAAGCATACGCCCAAGACTGACGATCTTCAGCAGCTGACACCCTGTAATAGTGGTGCCAGTCGCGAGCCAGCATATCGGTTAGGATTGTATATACATCACAATCCTTATTGCGAATAAGACCAACATTGCCAGCAATGTAATCAGTTTCGCCATAAGTCTGGAACCAGATCCAAGTGCTAAAGAAGTTAGCGCCTAGACCGTTGAGCTTACCAGTTTCATTAATGACTAAATCGCCATACTTAGTAGGGACAATCTCAATATTGCCCCCTACTATGGACTGCAATTCGTCCAGTGGAAACTCACCATCTTTTTGAAATTCTGGATATAAAATCTTGGTAGTGCAGAAATCGTCATACTGATAATAATGCTCATCAGTAACGATCCCACTACCATTATTATAGATACCAGTCATCTCATAATGATCGTAAGTCAGTCTTAATATATTAGATATTTCGTTATTCATAATTACCTCCATGATTGTATTAGATCTAATGTAATAAAGCCAAAGGCAACGAACCAAAGTGCAATCATAATGACTGCGCCCCAGAACGCCAGCCTACTAACTAAGTTACTGTATAATTTAAACATAGCTAAAGCCTCCATTGTTAACGATAGTTAATGTTATACCAG